GCCTCAACATACCCATCTACAACAGTCGAAACCTTATGCACCGGCGTACAGTGTATAATCTCGCCATTACTAAGAATAACCTCAACTATTGTGTTGGGGCCATTAACATAAACTGCATTTACCGGCTTTAACTCAATAGCCATAGACTCTATATTAAGCGAGTAAACTATATCACCAACTTGAATAGAGTCTATTCGCCTCAATCCTTTATCTGTAGCAACTTCAATATATCCTGGGAAGCAGTCACCCCTCTTACCGGTATTGGATGCCGTTATTCCTTGGCTTTGCCTAAATCCCCTGGCATCGTTAGCAAAAAGGGTTTTTTCGTTCTGGTCGGACTGCATCGATATGGGCCATTTCTCTTGATACCATTCGGATGTGACTATCTGTTTCATCCTGAGAGCATCGCGGATAGATAGTCCTTGCTCATTAGCAAACGATAGAAATCTATTTTCTGGCTCGGTACACCACACCCAGGCCGGATACATGACGGATACTAAAATAGACTTTAGTGTGCCAGGAGGAATATTGATTATTAGCCGCCTATCTGGTAGTTGGTGCTTGTGAAATGCCTCCAGGTAACCACACACCGTATTAATATGCCAATTCCATAACAGCGGCGTACCCGGCTCGATAATATGCCACGCACATTTTACGAATTGTGCTAAACTTTTTTCACAAGCGCGTTTTTCCAGCTCATTAACAATGACTCGCTGTCGTGCTACAAGGTCGGAAAGTTCGCTCAATTTTTTATGTGTAAGTCAAGATAAATTGTGATTTATTTTCAAAATCGAGTCATGCACTAGAAATTGTAATACATGAGTTCAGTAAATTAGGGGCTTTCATGGTATCAGCGTAAAAGCAGTTTATGTTAATGGCCCCAACACAATAGTTGAGGTTATTCTTAGTAATGGCGAGATTATACACTGTACGCCGGATCATAAGTTTTGGACTGTTGAAGATGGGTATGTTGAGGCAATAAGATTAATCTGTACCACCTCTGATTACATTGCGCACACAGTTATTACAAAGAGTAACGAGTGTATAAAAGTCATTAGTGTTAGTCGGCTTGGGTATGAGCGTAAAACGTACTGCCTAAATATAGCTGATAATCACAATATGTTTGTTGGTAAAAGTGAAGGTGTTTTAGCGTCAAATTGTGTCATAATGGACGATTTAATTGACGCCAAACACGCTTTCTCTGATGTTATCCGGCAGTCTATAAATGATACTTTTGACCAGACTATCACATCACGGATAAACGATCCTATCAAATCCGGCTTTATCCTAATCATGCAGCGCCTTCATGAATCAGACATTGCCGGGCATCTACTCAAGAAATCTAAAACCAAGTGGACGCACCTTTCAATACCAATGCGCTACGAAGGCTTCCCGAGCTTTGACGCTGGACGTGATATAGGTAGACCGGAACTAAACGACCCGCGTACCAAGAAAGGACAACTATTATTCCCGCAACGATTCACCGAGCAAAGCGTCCAGGCTCTAGCAGAAGATTTAGGCGAATACGGCTTTGCTGGTCAAATGCAACAGCGACCAGTTCCCGCAGGTGGTGGCATCATTAAGAAACACTGGTGGCGTATATGGCCTGATGATGTAGCTATTCCCACCTGCACGCATATATTCCATTCATGGGATACAGCATTTAGCGAAAAAGACTCAAAAACATCGGCATTTAGCGCAATGACACGATGGGGGATATTTTTTCACGAAGCTAGAGATAGATACTGCATCATGGCTCTAGGTATGTGGTTTGACCGTGTAGGATTCGACGAGCTTCGGAAAAAGGTCAAAGAGTCAGACAAGAAATATAACCCCGACATTAACCTAGTCGAAAAGAAAGCCACCGGAATTACCCTTGTGCAAGAACTCAAGCGAGCATCACCCGGCAAAGTCAGGGCATACACTCCAGGCCGAGGCGAGGATAAGATTAGCCGAGGACACTCTGTCAGTCCGATATTTGAATCAGGCCAAGTCTACGCACCAAACAGAATGTGGGCATTGGGCGATGGTCACGAAAAGCTAGGGCTAATCGACTATGTAGCGCAATTCCCCAATGGTGCAGCGCCATGCCCTGATTTATTCGACACTGTTACACAAGCTCTAATTTACATGCGTTCAGGTAATTGGAGCGGATCACATGATGACGATAAAGACGAACCATACGAGGATAAGCCTCGAACCGACGAAGATATAGAAGATAACGACCAGCCTAAACGGTCATACTACGGATAACACGCCGGGAGGCGACATGCAAGACGAAGAATTGATATTAACTGATGAGCCGCAATGGGACATCGACACCATAATTCAGGCTGTAACAGGCGCAGAAGCAGACGGGTTAACCCCTGAGCAAATCCTTGACCCAAATGAGCTTGAAGCTTATAACGAATACATGGAAGGCGAGCGCAAAGAACCTATTGGGCATTATGAGAACCTTGTCGGCGCAATAGACGAGACTACACTGTCAAGAATCGCCCAAGACGCTATCAATTGGGTTAGGTGGGATGAAAACACCCGTGAAGATTGGCAGAAACGCGAATCCGAAGGTATCAGATTGCTAGGTGTATCCGATCAGAAATCAGGCGGAGCAGCATTTGATGGAGCTAGTTCTGTCGTTCATCCACTGTTAGCCGAGGCAGTTACCCAATTCCACTCAAGAGCTATGGCTGAAATGTGGCCACCGGAAGGCCCGGTAAAGGCTATTGTGCTAGGCGAACAATCAGAGGAACGTATTGCACAAGCTGAGCGAGTTCAAGACTATATGAACTATCAGTATACAGAGGATATGCCTGGTGCATTTGAGGAGGAGGATAATCTTCTATTCAGACTGCCGCTATCCGGCTCATGTTTCAAGAAAGTCTATTACGATCCTATATCACGCAAGCTATGCTCCAGGCTGATTGAGCCTGCCGACTTTATTGTTCCGTTTACAGCTACCGACCTCGAAACAGCACCACGCTATACGCACCGCTCAAGGGAAATGCACAACACGGTCTTAAAGAAAATAGCAGCCGGTTATTATGCGGATACCGGCAAGCTTACTAAGGCCATAAATGAAGTATGGGACTATCCACGAGTCAAGACCGAGATTGACCACACAGAAGGCCGTCAAAGAACTAGCGTAGATGAAGATAGCACCCGTCACACTATCCTGGAAATGTATGTAGACCTTGATATTAAAGGATTTGAGGACATTGGCGAAGATGGCAAGCCGACAGGTGTAGCTCTTCCTTATATCGTTTGGGTTAACCGTGATGACCAATCAGTATTACGGATTCAGCGCAACTGGCTCCCGGACGACGAAAACAAGGTTGCCAAGTTAAACGTAGCCCATTATCGCTTTATGCCGGGACTAGGGTTTTACGGTTACGGCTTACTTCACCTGATAGGCGGCATAGCCAATGCAGCTACAGGAGGTCTTAGAGCGTTACTAGATTCTGCTGCCTTTGCTAATATGCAAGGTGGTTATAGGACTAGGGATAGTCGTGTTAAAGGTGGCGATCTGCCACTGGCTCCAGGCGAATGGCGTGAAGTTGACATATCCGCAGAGGATTTAAGCAAGGCTTTCTATCGTGTCCCCTATGAAGAACCTAGTCAAACCCTATTCAACCTTTTAGGCTACCTGGACGACCGGAGCAGTCACTTTATAGGTGGTGATGTGATGACAGGTGATGCGAATCCCAACGCCCCTGTAGGGACTACACTTGCACTTATTGAGCAAGGTGGAAAGACATTTTCATCTATCCACAGACGTTTACATGTAGCCCACCGTAATGAATTTAGGATACTCGCTAGACTCAATGAGGAATATCTGCCTATAGAGGGTTATCCGTATTACACTAAATCAGGTGATCGTCATATCATGCCATCTGATTTTGATAAGCGTGTTGACATTATCCCGGTATCAGATCCAAGTATTATTAGTAACACGCAAAGAATCGTACAAGCTCAGGCTGTTATGGATTTAGCCGAGAAGCACCCAGACAAGATAGACTTGACGGCATCATTAAAGATGATGCTTGAGGTAATGCGTGTTCCAGGTTACGAAGAGTTGTTAAAAGTCGATCCAATGATGGCGCAAAATCAGCAAAAGATGGCTGAACTTGAAATGCAAATCAAGGAGGCAGAACTACGCAAGATCAACGCCGAGATAGATTCCATTGTCGCAGGGACTGCTGAAACTAATGTTACTGCGCAATTCCAAGCGATTCAAGCAGCTCTCCAGCTTATCCTTAACCGTGCTGCCGTACAACCTGCTGACGAGCTTTTGTTAAGTGCTGGCTACAAAGACCATAACGGAAGCCCTATAGCGAGTCTACCGCAACCTGCACAGGTCGTACCTACCGGCATAGACCAGAACACTTCACCTCAGTTTCCACCGTTACCGCCTGATCCAGCACAAGCGCAACCCGATCAACTCCAACAAATAGAAGATCAACCTATGCTATCACCTCAAGCAGGTATCGAGACATCACGCATAGAGGCCCGTGCAGAAGGTGGCCCAGTCAAGCCTAATCAACCCTATCTTGTCGGTGAAGAAGGCCCAGAGATCATAATCCCGACTCAACCAGGACATGTTTTATCAAGCCAAGAATCCGTACGATACCCTACTGAACCAGTAACCACACCAACACCAACCAGTATACGAGGTCATCATGAGCGATGAAGAACTAGACGGCGTAGTCAAACTTGTTTTTGGTGGTAAACTACGTCCAATCAAGTCAGACGATCCTGTTCCTGAATATATTCCACCTCCCGAAGAAGATGACGACTGAGGCAGGTAATCGCCGCGCTACTCAACGCGAGAAAGAGGCGGCAATTCTCAAAGCGATAGAAATCCTCATTTCCTCAGTGGGGATTATCTATAACCAAGTCCTGTTAAACGTCATAGCTCGCATGTTCATAACCAAAGCAGCCGAGATATGCAACGACCGGATATTTTTCATCAAGCTATGTAATGAGATAGCCCTAGACAGAATAAAAGATGTGAATGATAAAACTGAGTAATAACGCCTAGTTTTCAGGCACCATTCACCAATACTAATCAACCACTTGCCCTATGTTACCAATAAGTTTACCTGGGAATAAAAGTCTTAGCGGTAAGCTTACTGGTAAATTTCTTACAACCAACTTTATCGCCATGAGTCCTAAACTCCTATTCTTCCCACGCCTAATCTACGTCCTATTCGGCATATTCCGTATCATTCACCGAGTCAAAAAGCTAAAAAATCAAACAAATTAAACCTTGAAAAGTTTAGTATAATACACCTGTGGCTAGGGATGTACACCCGAACCTGACGCATTTCCGTTACCCGTCATTGCCACATACCTTTAGGTAACGATCACGGAAACGAATTATGAACAAAAAATTATCTACACCAGAAGTAACAAGCACTATGTCAAGCCTGGAAATAGCCGAGTTGACAGGCAAAAGGCACGACAATGTTCTTGCAGATATTCGCAAGATATTGGCCGAGGTTGAAATTGACTCAACTGTTTTTTCAGGAGTCTATAAGGATCAACAGCTTATAGATAGGCGCTGTTTTAACCTGCCTCGTCGTGAATGTGACCTTGTAATTGCTGGGTATTCAGCGAAATATAGGTTGATAATTATTGATCGTTGGCTTGAGTTGGAAGCATTAGCCAAAAGCAAAATAAGCGGATTTCAAGACAGAGTACAATCAATTCGAGATAAGCGCGATTCCCATAAACCTATGATGGATGGCTTAGTTTTTAGACGTGATATGGATGGAAAAGATACAGGGACGAATCACTTTACCAATGAAAACCTATTCTGTAACCGGGCCTTAACTGGCGAATGGAAGTCTATAGACGAGTCAGAAATTGACACTTATGACTTGAGATTGCTCAAGGCTATTCGTGAGCGCAATACTTTACTGATTCAGCATTACCCGGCTCAGAAAGACCGCAAGCAATTACTTGATGATTTTGTTGCTGAGTACAAGACAAAGCGCCCAAGGTTGCAACTGGTTAAAAGCGATATAACTCAACTTCCGCCATTGACGGAACTTAAAGCCAATCAACGGGTAAAGGCATAACATGATAACCCACTATCTTCTATTCCTATCCATTATGTATATTGTCATATACCTTATTGTTGACAATATAAAGGATTACAAAGCCATTCTATTCATCATGACCATATCTTACCTAATAACCTACGCAATAGAGGCGCTTAAGTGAATACCTCATCAGAGACAATATAATGCTTGCTATTGTAAACGTATCACCAGAAGGCGCACCAATCACCGGAATTAACAAGTACGAAGTACGGGTAAATAGCCGAGTGATTGCCACATTTGAACACGACAGAAAGATAAATGGCGCAGCTCAATGTCTGCGTGATGCGGCTGACGCTGTTGATAAGTGCAGTGCAGAAGAAAAAGAAGCATTACTTTATGCGCTATTAAACATCCAATTTTAGTTAAGCTAACAACAAATTAGAGATACCAATGAACCAACTAAAAGATAAACAAAACTTCTTCGAGAAGTACGCCGTCAAGCCTGTTAAAGATCAGGTGTCACGATGGCTCACTCCAGAACAAGACGACAATAAATTAATTGATCTTATTGACGCCAACCTAGCCAATATTGAAAAAGAGTTTGGCGCCCTATCAGCCGAGCCTAAGAAACCAAAACGCAAGCCAGCGCCCACAGACAAGAACTATCTTGCTCAACAGCGTGGGCCTAATGGTCGATTCTTGAGCAAGAAGGCTAAAGAAGATATTATAGTTACTGAATGGCTGGAGTTTGTATCTAAACCACTTGATTCAGAAGATGCTGCTAATAATATATCGACTAATAAAGAGGTCAAAGAACCGTTAGAAGATAAGGAGGTCAAGCTACAGGAAATTATTGATAAGTCATTCTCAAAAGTAGCCATCCTTGCCGGTAACTACGTTAAATCAATCGATCACGACACAGACGCAAAATACACAGCAAATGACATCCGTGAGGCGTTGATATGGGGCTTAAACAATCATGGCGGCACAATGCTACCGTCTAAAAAAGCGGCGCTGTATATGCGTGATAGGGGGATTAGTTAATGGGATACATCGTCGCTTACCTAATCTACCTATTTATAGGCATCCTGGCTATCGCTTCAACTAAAGAAGGGGTCTTGATACACCGGATAGCTCGCCTTCCCCGTCACGGCCTATTTGGAATAATAACCATCTGGCCTATTGTAGTTGGCGTGATCGTTACTAACAGGCTGATGAAATGAAGCAATGGTTTAAAGATTTTATACATAATTGCGTTGTGCATCCTTTAATGCCGTTTTTGCCATCAGAATTTGCAACATACTGGCATGATGTAAACGCAAAGTGGGCATTTGGATTAAATAGATATGATGAAATTAAGTTAGAAAAAGGCAGCAAAAACGTAAGCTAATAATCTACCAAGGCTATCTTAAATAGTAAGCAATAGAGTATATGGAAAAATTAACTGAATACGAAAGACTAAGAAGGCTTTCAGAAATAGCTAAATTAGCTCATAAGTTTGGTTCAATTGAGCGTGAATTTACAACTAAATCAGATGAAAGCAAGCTGAAAAGTCTTAATGTTGAGTTTAAGAAAAAACAAGATAACAGATAACAACAATTCTCATCTCTGTTCACTATTTTGCTCTGTTCATTTTTTGTGAACATGATGAAATTGTGAACAAATTACCCTATGTATACATCATATCCTGAACATTCCGCGCAAAGAGCAGGCCCGTCACCAATGGGCGAAGGGCAAATAAGCTCATAATCAACTTTTTTACCACATTCCATGCAAGTATGTTCGTCAATGTAGTTATCAATATGTCGCTCAATCCGCCGATTCATTAATTCAATTGAATCTGGTATGTACATTAATCACCTTGTAAAATGTATAATTATTAGTTTAAATCGACTATTCATTCCCGCGTTTCAAACGCGAGTATTGATTGATTCAAATACATCTTCGTTATATAAGAAACTGCTGATAACATTTCTCGATCATACTCAATAACGCTTATATCAATGGCTTCCATAAGCTGCCTGATACAAAACTCATCATGATTTAATCGTGACACTATCTCGCTTGGTGTCATAGGCTGACCATCCATCAAGATAACCGGCCCATCTGACATAATGCCTTCGGTGTATCTCATTCACGACTCTCTAGTAAACCAACCGCATTCTTCAAGCAATCCAGACAAATAATTTCAGGAGTAGAATCATAATTAAATTCACCGAACTGCACTACTGAATCAACACTGCGATTACATTCCCCGCAAAAAATATCAATCCAAGCTGTAGTGCCCATTATTGCGGCAACATTATCTGGTGTAGCTGTTTCCACATTCAGCGCGTATAGTTGTGCTTTTTGCAATACTTTTTCTGATTTATACCTTTCATTGAAACGACCAGAAACGCTCCTAATATTGTCTCTAACGCTTAATACTTTCATCACCAACCAATCTCATTCACTCTAGGCTGTGCGCCTCCACTGTCAAACCAAGGCACTACTTCATCTTTAAAGCATTTCACACAAACATCAAATTCAGTCCTTGTGCATGTTCCGCTTGAATGATAAGTAATAGAGTCATCGCCTATTATAGTTACATTAGATGTA